ACATAGTGTGGTTTTGTTTTTGTAGTAGCCATAATGTATTATTCCTAGTTAATCCAATCATTTGAAGTATTGGCAGCCCAGAGTTTACGCAATTCTGGACTTTCATGCAATTTTTCGTATAGATCTTTTATCTTGGTTGTTATATTTTCTTTTGATAATCCAATTTGCAACTCATAATGTGCCTTTAATTTTTCTGGAGCAGGAAGAATTGTAATCAGATTAAACTTATAAATTTGAAATATAGAATTCATCAGTTCTTCAGAAGGAACCCATGGAATCATTCCCATGATTATAGATTCATTTGTCGAATTTTTTGTATACACAAATTTCAATGGATATGTAACATAATAACATTCCTCATTTTCTTCTAATACTGTAGAAACTACATCTTCTCCGTTGCTCATTTTAATGTAACAAATATCACTCATTCTAATCCTTTAATTTAATTGTGTATATCTGATAAGGAAAGGATTCTTCATTATACATTCTAACTCTTTCTATCAGATGATTTAATGTAAAATTCTTCTTATTTTTTAAAGAAATATCATCTGCAATATCAAACAGTTTGCAAGAAACTTTTGTATCACTTACTCTAAGTCCACGACCAATCGACTGTAGAGTTCTGATTCTACTCTTTGTCGGACTTGCGAATATAATATTATGAAGATTCCTAATATTTATTCCTGTAGAAAATGTACCGAACGAAGCTACAATTATGCTATCACTCGAACCTTCTACCAAACTACGAATATTTTCTCTTTCATTTCCATCAACATCTCCACTAACGAAATGACAGGAATATGATGAATCGTTTTTCTCGAGTATCATGTCATGTAATATCTGACCATGCTTTTCAACAAACGTATATAGTAATAGAGTATTTCCTTTCAGAGACAGAGCAAGATTTGTTATAAACTTATTTCTAGCATGATTCGAAATAATATATTCGAGTTCTTCCGGATATGTTCTATCTGATGCATTTTGTTTCGGATGTTTTAGAACAATAATTTTTATATCGATAGATGCAAGTTTTCCAGAATCAATAAGTTCGCTTGTTTGAATTATTCTTTCTACTTTTCCAAATAAACCAAGCAATACTAATTCATGGACCTGAGCGCCATCCAATGTTCCTGTCATGCCAAATCTATACTGTGTATTGATCATCTTACCCATAATACTTGTAAGACTTTTCGCTTTAAATAAATGAGCTTCATCACCAATAACAACTTCAAAATCTGAAAAGAATTCTTGTGGCATATTATACATGGACTGCCATGTAGAAATTGTGATTTGCCCAGTCGTTTCTTTTTCTACTCCACCAACCACTTGATGTATTGAATCTTCATAACCATATGAAATAAAATCTTTTGCTAATTGGGCAACAAGAGATATTGTCGGAACTACAATTAGCGTCTTTACATTATACCATCTAACTATCATATATGCTATTAGAGATTTTCCACTAGCTGTCGGAGAAATCAAAACCGACCTTTTATTTCTTACTGCTAAAGTGAATGCTCTAATTTGATGTTCGTGAGGAACGACAGGCAATTTCAGAGACTTTATGAATTCATTTGCTTCTGTTAAAGATATCTCATCATTACATTGCAGATCTTCATGTGCTTCATAACTATATGAACGTTCATTTGCAAATTCTTCAATAGCTGAATGTAAGCCAGTAAATGCTGTGCAGTTGCGACTATCTACTAAGCGCATTTTGCCATCCCACTGACGACTTTTATAGGATGGCATGAATTTTGCACCAGGAACATCAAATGTAAATCTTTCTGAGATCTCTCTCAATATTCCTTGATTAGTTTCTATCTTGATCCTAGATTCATTAATCTTGTGAATTATTATATCAGAGGACAAATTTATCCACCAAGGGTTAGTCGACGCCAGTCGATCGCATTCTTAATTTGATATCCTCTAGAATTAATAGACTTCATAATATCCTCAAGCGCCTGAACTTTTATTTCGAAAAGAGATATCTTAGCATCGATAGAAATTATCAACTCATCCAAATCTACATTGATCATAATATCATTCTTAAGAGTTTTTCCTAAGAATTGTTCGCGACCAAGATCAACCAACTCTTGCTGAGTTGCAGATCCAGAATAATAATTCCGTAACTTCGAAATGATTTGTTTTTTATGACTTTGATATCCGCGAAGGGCTCTGCGATCATCGGATAATAATGTTATATATTTCGCATGTAGATTTGGTATGCGAACAGACTCGGCGTCTAGATTTAGATCATCTAGAACTGTATCGTTTTTCCACTCAGTTAGAATTTCATCAATTTTCATAAGTACCCATTATATAATAAATTGCAAAGAAAGTAAAGGCTTATTTTGGGCTAAAATTATACCTTGACAATTATGTGAGTTCTTGATATAATACAGGTGTTCCGAAGGGTCATCATATTAGGCAACTCTCTCGATGACATAGCGTCTATAACTGAAAGTAACAGTGGCTTCGATATAGTCAATATCGGATGCAGTTGTATCGAAAACCAATTCAGTTAGATCAGTAGGAAACATATCGTAGAAAAAGATATTAATTGATGGATTTCTATTACTTGTTTGAATATTCAACGTTCCATCAGAAACAAAAGAGGCTGCGCTTCCGATTCGTCTAATCGGACCAGGAGCATTATTAGAGAGCTCTCTCGTTTGACTAAAATCTTCTGGATGTCCTAGCCCAACCATCCAGTCATGAATTTCTATATAATTCTTAAAGTCTTCGTCTACCCTAAAAGATATGGGTATTGTAGAGTATTTTAATTTGTTTCCTGCTCTTGGAATATTTCCGAAAGGAGTTTGAAATTCAATTGCATCAAGTGATATGCTCGGAAGAGAAGCCTTTTGACAAAAATAATTCACATTAGGTAATTTCTTTATTGAAAAACGAAATCCTAGCTGTGATAAGTAATTTAAATTTGTAGGTTGATTTTCAGATACACTCATGATTTAGTTTTCCATTTAAAACTATATTTAGTGTTTTTTAACAACCTGTTTTCTACGAACTTTAGGAGTAGCAGGCTTCATTGCTTCGTCTAGATTATTCGCCGCAACTGCAGATGCAATTTGAACTGCATCTAATTCATTTTGTTCAACTTTGATAAAAACTCTAGCGCACATGCCTAATACACCCCAAGCACAAAATCCAATCATTGCACCTGCTATAGCATGATACTCAACAGCGTTGGACCAATTCATACTGTCGATCATGAGAGTTGATCCTATGATCGCAGTTCCTGTAGAAATACCACCTCTGATGGTCGCGTCTAGTAGCGTTGTAGGTTTCATGAACGCCATAACTGTTAAACCTCCAAATAGTCCGCCAAGTGCTGCTGCAATTTTTGCACCAATAAAAGTTGCTGACATAGGAATCCTTTAAAAAAATGGGAGTTTACAAGGCTCCCATTAAATACGCTACAATTATAATTATTATACTTTAAAAAAAACCTCGGAAGAAACTCCGAGGTTTTTTGTCTTTCTGTATTGCTGTTTTGGGTAGGTCTACATTAGATTAGTCACGGCCACGAAGCGATAGTATTTATTGCCATCACCAGCGCCGAAGCGAGCAGCAATACCATTCGCATCAGCTGTTGCAAATGGGTTGGCAACGATACCATAACGTGTCTTGAAGCCGATTTTTGGTTGGAATGTATCTTGACCAACCGCACGAACCATTTGGAGAGGGACGTATGGGCAGTAGAACAGACCAGCATCGAACGCAGAACTTCCTTTGTAACCAAGCGTGAAATATTGCTTGCCTGTAGACGAAGAGAAGTAAGGATCGATGTAAACTTTAATACGACCGTTCAATGTACCAGCAAAAGTATTACCAGTATCATCAACTTGAAGATTTACAGCCATCGCAGGAGTATAATCAAGAACGCCAGCCATTTGAAGGGCAGAAGCAACATCTGAAGAACAAATCATGATGTTAGCTTTACCACGACGCGTAGCTTTCGCAATTTGGTTTGCATCACGTTCGATTTGGAACAGAAGACCCTTGAATTTCTCAACCATCCAACGACCGTTTGAATCAGTGTCAAGATTGAACGT